AAAGGGAAGAGCGCGCGTTTTTCCTTTCTCTTTTTTTTTCCCCCCCGCCGATGTACCAACTAGGATTAGAACCGTATGCGGCAGCTCCGAGCTGGTACGGTAAATCGGATAATACGAGCTGCGCTTTTTCGATATAGTGCGCTTTCCAATTTTGAAATGAATCATGATAGAGGAGAATCCGTTCCATTTGTCTGTATCCATTCTCGTGGTTGAAAATGCTCCCCACCGACATAAAAACGGCAGGGAGTAAAGGTTTAAGCGATTACCGATACTTTGATATGTTCTTTTAAGTATGCGGCAATCCGTAAGCGCGCTTCATTACGCCATGCGCCGCCCTCAGCTTCAAATAACGCAGCGTGTACCTTTCCGCTATCGCTGGTTTTGAGGCGCAATAAAAATTGACTTTCAGGCTGCACAATCTCTCTGAATGTCCGGTATGGAGAAAGTCGAACAATCGGCTTAATTTCTCCCTTATCTTTTAATGCGCCGCTTATGCCTCTTTTGACGGTTACGTGCTGCGTAATACCGTCATCATCCGTATCGGCGGTATCAGCTTGCACTATTTTTGAAACCATTAGCGCAACGTAGTCAAAATCATCTCCTTCTTTCTTTTCAAAAAGAGAATGCAATTTGATGATAAATTCTTCTTGTGGCATAAAAGTCCCAAACGGAAATGTTTCCATGTCGCTATCAAGGCTCGCAGTCAAAAGATGTTCACGTTCTCGCCGCTGCTCTAGAAGCGCAGAACACAAAACGACATCTTGCGGACTGTCGATAACGGCAATGTAGGAATTGATTAAATCGAGATCGTCAATATTCCGCTCTACAAAATCGACAAAACCCGTAAGCGTTGCAACGCAAATAGGGGCTGCTTTCGGTTCATACAACACCGGCTTTAAATCTTGCGTGCTGTACGTCTTGCCGTCTACTTGTACGGTAAAACTATCCCTTATCAAACTTTCAATCTTTTCGATTGCCTCTTTTCCAAAATCCATACGTTTAACCTCCTATGGCGCCGACTGCGCCAGATTTAAAATCAAGCGATTGCTGCTTCGGATCATCTTCAAAAGCGGCAAGCTCGCCCTTGTCTGTATCAAAGAAAATAACTGTTTCTGCCGGTTTAATCGGGGCGAGACTTGAAGCAACCGATATCTGTACGGTTGCTACCCTCCGCGTCTTTTCCGGCTTTACTTTCAGTTCAATCTTGATACTTCTCGTTGCTTCCGGTTTGGTGTTTTCATCGTTCACGTTCGCAAGTAATTTTTCATACTCTACATTGAACAAGTCGATAACCGCGCCGCCATTAAGTGTTTGCAATGAGACCTTTTCCATAACACACCTCCTCGTCGTGTTTTCTTCCGTACATTCGCTCAAGGTATTCCGCAAGTAAGTCCGCGCAATCCCTTTCTGCGATTTTTTTTTGATAGTGCCGATATACACTTCTCCAAAATACATACATAGGTTTATCTGCATAGAAGTAATTCATTTGCCGTATTGCATTATCACGATTTGCAATTAAATAAGTTTTTGTCATACCCCCCCTTGCTATGAATAAAGCGCGTTTGTCATATCGCAGTAGATAATCGCTGCGTCGATTTTTCGATGATAAAAAAGTTCATACTGCACCCTTTTATAAAGGTATGCGGTGTAACTTTTTTTTATGTAGAACGTAGGGCGTTTTATGTATTGCTCGATAATATAGCTTGACGCGTTATGCGCTTTCTCGCTTTTCTCCATCCGCGTAAGGTTTTGAATATGTCGATTTGCTGCCGAAAACTTGTTGATCATCTTTAGCGCAACGCGTATTCCAAGTCGGTACATATCGTCGAGCGCTTTTATATCGTTATCTATGATGTAACGTTTTTGCATATTCATAAATCTTTGATTGTCCGTTTTCGCTTCGCTGTAGTATGGAATATCGAACAATAACGAAAGCGGCCTACTGTCTACCCGTTTGATATTTGAGCGCCTCCCGCTCGTAAATTACTTTACAAAGCGCAATACAAGCGCCCTCGTTTCGGCTAATGTCAAGCGCGCCGTTGCACCGCAAGCTACATGTCATACCGATATTTAGAATATGGTCGATCACAAAATCGCCGTATTTCGCACGGTTAGCTTTTGTGTTTCCGATTCGGTGCGCCCCTTGCAACGCTCCATATAAAGGGCGCTGCCCACACACTTCACATACACCGCCGCTTTTGGACAGTGCATAGCGACGCTGTTTTTCTTGCTGCTCTGTCATCTGTTATTCCTCTTTTAGGATAATGCCTAAGTCAGCGGCTAATAAATGTGCTGCTTCTATTAGGTATGCACACTCCTCGACGCTCGCTCTTGATTCACTTTGAGGGACAATCACGCTCAAAAATTCGGTATACGGATAGCCGAAACATTCGCAGGCAACCATTTTCACTTTCGCCTTTACCGTTTCGTAATCATTGCCGGTCTCTGCGCATATCTGCATGATGTGTCCGTTTAGGTGATGATTTTGCGAGTGATCTCCCGTGCTGCGTGGACGGCGAGGTGCTGTCAGGGTAACACTGACATAATCATTTTTCTTATCGCGGCAATAAGAAAGAACTTGTCTTAACCCTTCCTTATCCACAAAGTTATTAGGAAGCTCGAAACAGAGATGCCCTTTATTAAAAACTCTATGCAGCGTTACCGTGATGCTTTTCATGGATGCGGTCCCTTAGTACAGGTCTTCCTGCAGCGGCTCGTCGTTCTTGCAGCGCTTTACCATCTCGTCATAAACGATAGTAATAAGCTCTTTTGCCGTTTTGTCTTTCCGCATGGCGCTGAACGCCTGTATATCATTGCGTGTAAACACCGGTTGTCCGTTCGGATGTTTGTAACGGAACATTTCATCAAGCTGTTTCCGCTCATCCGGTGTTGCCTCTCCGCCTTTCTGCGTAAAGCCTTGCGGGGCTGCTTGCTGTTTTTGCGCCGGCGTTCTGTTCTGCTGCGGGACTTGCCCTGCTTGTGTTTTTTGGGCTGTCTCTGGCAGGTCGTTATACTTCGAACCGTCCCATTTGCCCTCGTAGATTGCTGCGGCAACGCCGATCATTTTAAGGCTGGTACTAAAGGCATCCGTTATCGCCATCTTAAACCCTTCATCATTGCTCACGAGCTGCCCTTTCTCAAACTGAACGAGCTTTGAACCGCCAACACCGATAATCGGATCGCTCCACGTATCGCCGGTTTTAATGTATATGGCAACTTGCGCAAAACTTAATACTTCGCCGTCTGCTCCGGCTTCCGTCCAAAGCTGCATGACTTCGTACTTCCAACCGATACCGACAAGCCCGAATGTTTCATTCATTGCCTTGTATCGCCATTGCGGATTTATATCTGTTTTACCTGATAATTTGCCGCCGGTGATTTTTCGCAACATATTTTCAGGCGGGTGTGATAGTTTGTTATAGATTTCCATTGCGTCCAGCATTACCACCTCCTAAAACGGTATGCACTCGTAATCATCTTCACCAGCGGGCGGCGTGCTTACCATACCGCCCATATTGCCATCGCGAGCGCTTCCAAGAAGCTGGATCGTTTTTGCAATGATAACAATCTTGCTTTTTGTCTGCCCGTCTTTTTGCCAGCGCTGTTGTTGTAGTGTACCGGTAATAGCAATCTGTTTGCCTTTGGTTAGATACCGCTGTAAACCTTCCCCTTGCCGCCCGTAAAATGTTACGTCAAAAAAGCTTGCTCTTTCGCTCCATGAGTTACCGTTTTTGACGCTTTCATTTGCCGCAAGGCTAAAATTCACAACCGCCGTACCACTTTGCAAATATTTGATGTCGGCATCTTTCGTGAGACGTCCAATAAGCGCAACGGAATTAACATCGTTCATAGCGCGCCCCCTATCGGATAACCAGCGCATCGGGTTGATGCACATGAACAAAAGGAAGTCGATCTCCGCCCTTAAAAAAGAGCTTGGTAATATTTTCAAGCCCTGGGCGCTCTTCAAGTGTGCCGTCTTTTAATGCGTCAAGTATCGCCTTTTTATTCGGCTCCCTCGGCATTAAAAATTCTTCCGGCAATTTTGAAAAATCCGCCCCGCTTTCAAAGTCGATTGTCTTACCGCCGACATTTTGAATCCCCGCGCTGAAGAAATCAGTCTTGTATTTTTTTAATTGAAGGCGCTCCATGCCCCAGCGCAAAAGTTCCGTTACACATTTCGCACGGTTGGTAAATGCTTTTGACCGCTTGGTCAGCCGGTCGGATTCTTCCTTAAAATTCTTTTTTTCTGCCTCTGCATTTTCAGCGGATAAGCGCAAGTTTTTGATAAACCGGCAATAGTTATCAAATTTCGCTTTAAAAGCTGCTTCGTTTTCTATAAACCATGCTTTCATGGTTTCAAATTCTTCCGCCGTCGGCTCTCGTGGGTCTCCGTTTTCGTCTACAATACTTTCAATCAAATCATGCAGACTGCGTAAGTCTCCGGTAATTTCGTACAATGTTGCCATGTTATACTCCTAATATAAAGTTTTAAGCTCTCTTGACGGCGCCATC